ATCCAATGATTGAACCTGCTTTAATTCCAGTTGAATCAATAACGTTATACGCTACGTTGATATCGAATACTTGTTCAGTAGGAAAAGCATTTGATAAACGTCTTGAAGATTGAGCAGGTGCATTTTCAATAAATGCTTGTAATGTAGGTGTTTGTAAATTTTCGTGTTCAGTAATTAATACCATTAATATTTCCTCCTTTTATTTGCAATTAAATAGGACGTATTACACGTCGAATGTAATGCGTCCTTGAGTAGCTTTTTTGAAATTGTTTGTTACGCCTGTTAATAGTTCTTCATAAACAGATGCTTTACGTAACGCTGATACTTGTTCGTTAACTTGAACATCATCAATTTTAACTGCATGTCCTGTTAACACCGGTGCAGTCATTGTTTCAGGTGTTGAAGCTTGTACTAACTCAAATAAATCTGATTCAGTATTTTTAAATACTGCTGTTCCACCTTTGATAACTTGACCTTCTGTTAATTTAGATGAATCTAAAGTGATGTTTCCAACAGTCCACTCAAGATTTTTAGCATCTCTTAAAAATTCTGGTTGTTCATTTTCGAATTGAACTTTCTTTGGTTTTAAACTCATTCTTTATTCCTCCTTTTGTTTTCCAAATAATTCATTTGCTAAGTCTCTACCACGCTTTGAATAGTCAACCTTTTGCTTACCATTGCCACTTTGTCCACCAGACTTGTAATCTGTATTATGCGAAATGACTTCTTCATCCTTTTCTAACGTCTCATTTTTTGAACCACTGATAACTCCATCAGAATTAAATAAGTAGGCTTTATTCTCACGTAATTCATTCATGACCTCATTAAAGTTTGTGATGTCTCCACTTTCTTCATCACGATTAAACTTGTCTTTATCTATAAATAAAAATACATCGTCTGGATCATAAGCATCTTTAGATACTTCTTTTAAGATTTTCTTATCTAATTCGTTAGATGCTACTTGAACTTCAAAGTCTTTGATTTGTTCTTGAAGTTCTTTATTAGTTCCTTCAAGCTTGTCATAATCATTCGCTTTCTTTTCAAGTGTTGTAATCTGTTTAGATAAAGTTTCTTTTTCTGTTTCTAAAGATTTGATTTCTGTATCTTTATCACTCAATTGCGCCTTGATGTCTTGAATATCCTTACCGTTTTCTGCCATTACTTTTTCAATTTGTTCATCGGATAATTCTAAAGCTTTAAGTGTTTCTCTATTCATATTTATTCTCTCCTTACGTTTTGATAACGATGTCCGACACCGATTTGGATTAGTACAATAACGCTTGTACATGCGACATCGTCTTTTAGTGACTTACGAACAGGTCAAACGGAATACCACCGTTATGAGATACGTTTAGATCACTTCCTTATGATTAGATAAACGCACAAAAATAACCGGCAATCTCACGACTGTCGGTTTAAATCAACTTCCTATTTCATTTCTTGTCTAGCAACTCTTAACTTCTGTTTCATCTTTACATAACCAGTACTATTAGAACGTTTCATTCTTCGATAAGCACCTAAAGTCTTAGGAGCATCATCACCTAATATCGCTTTAATACTGTTGTAGTTCTTCATTTCTTGTCGTGCTTTTCGCTTTAATTGTTGATCATGTTCATAACTTTCTCTTTGCTTTTTAGTTCGAGGGTCAAGATTTGGATTAAAGTCCTTACCTTTAGCAATGTATTTATTAATTTCACTTTCTGACTTGAAGTCTGCCACAAAAGGTCTAACCATGCATTTGCAGTTCGGATGAACAGGAATAACATCTCGAACATCTAGTTGTGGGAATCTTGTATCTTGACCAGTTAAAGAAAATACTCTGTCTTGATATTTAGCACATTCACTGCATGTATTTATATTACCTGTAATGTACACCAAATCATTTCCAGTAGCTAAATAATGATTAACATGAGCGTGTGTTCTAGCAGTACTTATTTTCGTTCTCACGACTGTTTCTGTGTAGAAATCTAATGGTAGCAGCTTATTATCAATTGTTCTAAATGATTTCATACCACCCTTAACAAAAGAATCAGACACCCGTTGAATTATCTTCCTACGATTCTGACCGTATAAGATACCTCTTGAAATGTCTGATTGTACTTCTAATAATGTTTGATTAATTGTTGAAACTGTAGTGAAGTAAGCTTGTCTAAGTGCTGCTTGTAAATCTAGCATTGTATCACTTGTGATAGTAGCTAAGGCGCTTTTATGAACTTGTGAATTGAGTTCGTTTGATAATGGTATACCTTGCTTGCTTAATTCTTTCATTGCGATGTTCAATTCCGATTCGTATACCTTTGCAAGTTCGGGTTCGACAAAATCAAGAACATCTGTACCGAATTGTTCAATCAAGTTTTCGATGTTTCTAAACATAACCTGTTTATCTCTAGCGCTTAATAAATCAACTTCTTGAATTAACTTTAATATTTCATTTTGCAAAAACTGAACTGTAGGCTTAATTTGTTCAATCTTCATTCAATCACCTACTCCATTCCTTGTACTTCTTCATCAACTGGATTAGTTTCTTCCTCGTCTTCTTTATTGTCATTGAAGTTCAGACCTGTCATGTTACCTCTTAACAATGACATACTATCTTGTGATGTTCGTTCAGCTTCAATCTTTTCTACTTCTTCCATAATCCATTCTTCTGACTTGTCTGGATTATTGTTACGAACTGTTTGTTCAAGTGATTGTGTTCCAGCTGCATAACTTTGATTGTTTAATGTTGAAGTTTCTTTTGAAGTAACAGGCATCATATCTTTTTGAACAATGATAGGTTTCTCAATGATGATGTCCCTGTTAATCTGATTTAGTAACCACATACAGTTCTCTACACCCTGTTGAATGAACTCAATGTATTCATCTCTCATTTGTTCAGCTTTCATAATCGATAAGAATAAGTCATAAAACTTAGCAGTACCAGATTGTGCTTGAGCGCCTTCAGAAGTAAAGAAATCAATTGCCTTTTCACTCGTTTGTGTTTCCATTAACATCATTTTGATAACATCTTTCACATAGGTAATATCACCAATCTTTGAAATATCAATTTGATGTATTTGTAATGATTGCCCGTCTTCATCAATTGTCGTAACTTCTAAATCACGATGATCAAACTTATTATCAACACCGTATCTTTCATTTGAAACTTGCATTAGTCTTTCCATTACTTCTTTCGAAACCGATATTCTAGGTTTACCATTACGCTCGAAGATTTGCGCTGTTCTCGTCATTGTCCAGTTCACTTCATCTTGCTTGCCTTCTTGTCCCATTAGAACACTTCTACCGTATCTATTCATGAACGTTGGACTGTAAGGTAGGTAAACAAATAACGTTCGCTTACGACCTTTTAAAACGTAATTACGTTGGTCCCTTTCAAGTTTAGTTATATCAAATATGATTTCTTCATCTTCAACTATTTGTAAGTCTCCGTTGTCATCCATATGATAAACCGTATGACTTCCTGTTAATTCATTTTCTCTTTCGACTTCTTCATGAACATGTACATACTTGTCATCGCCACGTTCTACGATATAGCGAAGTTGATACGTCTTACCGTCCTCAAGTTCGTAATAAACATTACGTTCTTTAAAAGATAACTTAACTTGTCCATTAACAACTTCTGGTACTGCTACAATGCCACCGTCTATTTGCCATTGTTTTATATTCATACCATGATGTTTACTAAAATTCGAGTTAGTTTCTATCTGGTCTAAAGTTTCTTGTTGTAAATCAAATAATTCACTGTTGAATGAATCGTCTTGAGTTCCTTCAATATGTTGATCATCAGTATTAAACTCGTCATCATCTTCTATCTCGTTGATTGGATAGTTCGTTTGAAGTTTACCCATTGACCTCGTAATAAACAGTGTCGGTATATCTACAATCATTTTAGATATGTTCACTACAATGTATGGTGTTTGTACATTCTGTGCTTTAACATCACCATATTCAATACGGTCGATTATTTCACCCTGTTCAATCAATGCTTTTGCTCTATCGAACAACTTCGAATGACGACCGTCATATAAGTCTCTATATAAAAACATATCACCGTGTGTTTCAGTGATTTCTTCTTGCGTGAATGATTTTAACTCTGCCATTGTCTACCTCCTTATCCCTACCACATTGTTCTAGATGAAATGACTGCCTTAGGTTTCTTCTTCATGTCTTCACTAAAGGCATATCTTGTAGCATCTATTGTGTGGTTATCTTTATCTTCTAGTCTTGATTTAGGGTTACCGTCTTTATCTGTTTCATAATCGATGTTCTCAAATTCCTTTGCAATGTTCGGTGTACGTTTAGGGTCAATGATTATTGCATCTAAATCATCAAGCCATTGTTCACCGTATTCAACACTGTCTGGACCTTTCTTCACACCTTTAATACGTTTGATACCATGTTCATTCTTTAACTCGTCAATACTTTTAGGTTCAGCACTATCAGCGAATATCTCATCAGACATATATTTCTTTCGTGTTAACCATTTAGCCAACTCTCTATTAGATATCTTCTGACCATAGTATTCATCAACTGCATATATAACATTTTTCTTTTTGTCATAATGCCAACGAACAAAAGCTAATGGATCAGTAGCATAACCAAAATCGACTGCGCTACGAATATTATCGAATGAGTTATATAATTCATCAGGTATTGTTTCAATTTGTAGGTTATCGAATGGAACAACACCACTACCGATAGCTTCACCTAAATACTCCCAACGATATCTCAATTCACTTTTTTGTTTAGTTGCCTCTGCTTCTTCTACAAACTGTTTTGAAATGTGTTGGTTATCTTTGTATGTACTGTGATGTACAAAAGTATTATCTGGTTGAATAGATGATTCATACTTTTTATTAACCCATGACTGTTTTCTCTTTGGTGGGTTGTAGCTATAAAAGAATTTATAAAAAAGACCATCATCCAACTCTCCACGTAATAGTGAGTTAGTGATGGTCTTTACTTCATCTTCCGTTTTAAACTCTGCTAATTCCTCTATCCAGCCAATAGCGAATGGAAAGTTAGCATCTTTCAATGATTTAATTCTTTCTGGGTCTTTAGCACCTCTAAAAGCAATATAATTACCTCTAGGAATATAAGTAATCCTCATAGGCGATTTAGTTACTTTAAACAAATGCGAAACACCTTGATGACTAATAGCCCACTTCAATTGTTCATATATTGATAATTCAATCGTGTTATCTACTTTACGTATACAAACTGCGTTAACTGGATATCTCATAATCAGTTGAACAATAATGATGGCTAGGTCAGTTGATTTACCACTACCACGTCCACCTTTTTCAACAATGTGCAATATATTTGGGTCTTTAGCTGCTTTCCATGACTTGTGAAACTCCACAGGCAATAATTCTGATAGTTTCTTTATGTTTGTCATTCTATATCATCTACAAACGTAACTGCGCCACTATGTTCTACTTCTTGCTTTTCAGTCCACATAGCGTAACGTTTACCTAATAATTCAGCAGCTTTAGTTCTAGCAACTATATCAGCACGTTTTTCGTGTCTTTCAACTTCACTCATGAAATCACCTGTTGGTACCAACATTAATTCTTCATCTGTCATTTTACCTCGCATGACTGAAGTGAGGTATTGGAGTATCTCATCTTGTTCAGCAATACTTTCTTTTTTTAATTCTTCAAGTCTTGCATCAATATAAGATTTAATATTAGGTTTTCTTAGGTTTTCACTACCAATTGCATTTGCTGTTTTCGGACTATAACCTGCGTTAATAGCTGACTGATATATATTACCTGTTCTGATATACTCATCTGCAAACAACTGTTGTTTTCTTGTTAATTTCATTTCATCTACCACCAACTCTCACGATAATCTCATTCATTTATTTTAATTCCTTTACTTAAAACACTTTCATAATCACTAAATGCATATGTGCTTGTATATAAAAAATAGAGTTAATCACATATTTGAATTTACTCATGTAATCAACTCTACTTCTATATCGTAATCTTTATCGCCTTTAACAACTGGATCATAATTAATTAATACTTTGCTTACGTTAGCATCGTTCTTTAATCTCTTAATCATTGCAATCAAGTGACAATCATTATTCACTTTTCTAATGCCTTTTAAAGTTCCGTCGGCGACGACCATTACTCTCATATGTTCAACTCCAAATAAAAAACACCCACATAGTGAGTGTTAGAATTATAAATCAAAATAGTTATCGCTAATAAACTTTTCACCTTTTTTTGTTATTTCGACACTATGTAATGATTTACCCCATTTAGTATTTACAGTATATTTAGCTATCATATATCCTTCATCAACTAGTTGTTTTAATTCAAAATCAAATTCTTCTTCATTCATTTTTACGAACTTCTCAAAATTTTCTCCGAATAACTTCATTAATATTTCCCATCTTCTTGATTCTTCCACAATTATTCCTCATTCCCTTGATTAATTTGATGCTACTTAATTATACGAAATCCACCTAACTTTTGCTAGATGGATTCACATTAATATTAGGGTTATAGAAAGGATATGGAAAATAGCCGTTAGGCTAGGTGTAGGGCGACGTACAAACTTATCAGTTTGATTGATTGAAATTTGCCTAGCCGTCCTGCCTTCCACGATAAGCTACATAGCATATTCTTGTCACTCTTCCCAATTATCATTAATTACTTTAATAACATTAATTACATTAATCGGTCATAATTACTGCTATTTCTTTTACTATTTGGCTTATTCTACTCGGCGTTTTACCCATTGTTTTTGCTATTTCTTCGTAACTCACACCAGATAAAACTTGATTTAATATTGTTTCTTGTGTTTCATCTGTAACTCTATCCCAACGATCTTGAACATATTTTATTTTGTTTTCATATCTATTTAGCATTTTATCCTGTTTAAGCAATCTTGTTACTTCTCTAAATACTGGGTCTGATGTTTGTCCTACTGCTTTTGGCATTGATGATTCAATTCCATATTGGGCTATGTTTCCACCACATACATTTTCAATATATTCTTTTCTCAAACGTGCAATAGTTTTTACATTGTCTTGATACTCTTTTATTAAAGTTAAAACTTGTTTAGTCGAATAAGTCATGTGTTCAATTCCTCCGATTGGTTTAGTTTTCAATGTGGTCAACATCGGTTAAATAGTCGAAAATTATGCCATTACCACTCCTAACTAATTCAGCATTTTCTTCAAACCATTCGTACGGAATACTTTTACGTTCATGTTGTTTCTTAAAATCATTAAACTGGTCAATGTCTAACTTGAAACATGTGTCATTAAATCTAAATAGTACTAGTAGAAAAGCTTCAGCACCCATTCGTTTAGTATCAGTCAAATACTTAACTTGATGATCACTTACATTTTTCAAAGGTAAATTCTTAATTTTAACTTCTTTCGTATCAAAGGCTATGTACCTACCTTTGTTATTACATCCTACAAAATCAACTGTACTCTTTTCTTGATATCGTGCTTTACCTGTCCTAGTGTTATAACTTATCGGCGTTGCTACTTTATCGATTATTGCTATCTCTTTTTGTTTGTACACTCGATTGATATTGCCTATTACTGTTTCAAACCACATACCTCGATTGGCTTGTTTTCTATTCAATTGATCACTCCTTTTCTTATTGATGTATAGAAAATCTTTGTCCCCTATTTAAATTGTGATTAAAGTATATATAAAATATAGCAAGACTATAGTTATAAGGATGAATAACATCCTTAAAGTCTTTTTACTTATATTATTCAGCAAAAGTGTAAATATAAGTATTATCGATATACTTAAGATTGAAATCAACATCATAAACTCAAACATTTTAACCCCTACTTTCAAATGTTTATTTACAACAATATACATTATTTTTATAATTTAGTGTAATTATATTTAGCAGGATTAAAAATTCATAATGTTAATTCGTCAATTCGTTAAATTTCATATGAAGTGCCTTTATTTCTTCCTCGTCTTTTTTTAGATTTTTCTCGTAATTTCTTCCACCGTAAAATTCCCATTGGATAGTTTTCATGTTGTCTTCGTGCTGTTCAATAAGCCACGTTGTTAATTCTTCTAAGTTATTAAACTCTTTAATAATTTCTGCATTAGTCTTTTCCATATTCTCACTCCTTAACTGCATTTATAATTAGTGAAATGACTATAACTGCGAATAATATTATTCCTAATATCAATGTCTACCAACTCCACTAAACCACGTTTCTGACTCTTTATACTTATCTGATTCGTAATCAATTGGTGGTTCAACTGTATCATTCACACTAGCGTACTTATATGAACGCTTAACATATATGAACAATGTGATTGTGCTTAGCAATAATGTGATTAGTAGTTTCATTGTGTATCCTCCTTATTAAGTATCTTCTTTATGCGTTCTAAAATATCAGGTTGACTTTCGCCACACTTACCCTCGTAAATCTTCTGATTTGATGAACGATCCATCTTTACTCATTACTCCAGTTCTATTTTTAATCTCTCCATATGCTTGTTCTAGACATTCATATAATGTCATATTGTTTTGTTGGGCTAATATAATTAATGTGACGACAACATCTCCTATACCGTCTTTAATTTCGTCTACATAATTCCTACAAAGTGCTGCTGCAACTTCTCCCATTTCTTCAGAAGATTTAGCATATTGTGTAAAGCTATTTCCTTTGTCTAGACCTTTATCAATTGACCATTGTTCTATTTGTTTTATTAATTGGTTCAAATTCATCTATCCTTTCAATATTTAAATTTTGTATAATAAGAGTTAATCAATGAAAGCGAGGTAATAATATGTCTGATTTAACAATAAAAGTATTCGAAACTCTAAATAACATATCCATCAATGACTCTATCTTGGTAAATATTAATTTGCCTGAAAAATGTCCTTATTGTGAATTAACTCAATCTCCTAAATATATAAATTCTTCTGGTATTGAACGTAGTAATCGCAAATTCTCAATTATATTAGAGTGTAATAAATGTAAACAACATTTTATACAATCATATGAGATGAATAATACTACTTCACACAGATTAGGTAGAGTTGTTTCTAACGCTGATAGAATCAACCCAGTATATGAATATGACAATGATGATCTCTCTTCTGAAATAATTTCATGTTCTTCTGATTTTATAAAGATACATAGCCAACTTAAAAAAGCTGAGAAACACAATCTAGAAGATTTATTAAAACTAGGTTATCGTAAAGCTATCGAACAATTAGTTTGGGATTACTTAATAAACTTTGAAGGTAAAAATGCTAATTCATTACAAAAAAAATCATTCCCCGATAGAATTAAACTTCTTAACTTACCAGAAAGCGATTGGCTTTCTGACTTGATTTCGTGGGTAGGTAACGATGGAGCGCATCCCTATCAACGGCATGAAGATTTAAGTAATGAAGATATGAAAATATTGTCAAACATGCTTATCAGTAATATCCAAACTTTAATTCAGCAACACAACTACAGAAATTATCATTCAAAGAATAAATAGTTGCTTTAACTAACAGCATTGAATTTCTTTTTTAACCTAACTAAACCTTAACTAATCATATAAAATTCTTCTTTGCTACTATTGCCGACTGTTGTTCTACCTTACCTTCAGTTGGTAATTATTTTTTCATGTTATTTATCCTCCCTATTCATGTCATCAATAATATTCTGTATGTCGCAAGTCCCTTCTAACTCGTCTATCTGTGCGCCTAATTCTTCTAAGATGTTAAACTGCCCTGCTCTATAATCTGGTACGTGTTCTTTTACCTCTGGATAAACTGATATGATGTTATGTTCTACGTTGGACTTTAACTTATGCCAAATGCTTTCATAGTTTTTCTTTGCCATGTTAATCAGCCTCCGTTATTCCTAATTCGTTTAGGCTATCTCTAAAATCCACATATTCTTTCTTACCTGGACACGCTACAACTTTTCTGTGAATGAATTTTGAAAAGTCTTTGAGTAATTCGCGTTGTTTCTTTATGTCAGTGATTAGAGTGTCACGTTCACGTTTATATTGATCTCGTTCATTCTCTAACTTAGTTATATCTTCTCTCGTGTATTTTATTGTTGGCATTAAATCACATCCCATATATCAAGTTGCATTCCTAATTCTTCTTCTAACTTCAAATCATGTGCTGCTTTGAATTGTCTTAACTCACTATCAGTTAACTTATGTTCTTGTCTTACAAAAGGTGTATGCGGCATACCTAGTAAAGTGTTGATTTCTTTACCAGGTACCACAGTGAACATCTTTTTGCCTTCTGAATTGTATAGATCATATTTATCAAGTAGTCCCATCCACTCACTCCCAATTCTCAATAGCGAAGTCTAAGCATTTACGTGCTTTCTTAATATCCTCTAGCCCATTCTTCTCTGGCGCTATCATTTGATACTCCAATGCACTAGCCACGTTATGTGCTACTGAACCTTTATGATATTTATCAGCTACAATTGCGATGATGTCTTTCACTTCAATGTCGCCTAACATGTAATGTGATGGTTTGTTCACTGGATCGTGTGTGGCTTGCTCTATATACTTTTATGATTCGAGTATAGCTTTGTTCATATATCTAATTCGTTGTATTACTGGTTCCTCTGTATCTTCTTCGTCACACATAATAGGTTTGCCTTCTGCCGAACTTCCGTCAGACCACTTTAAGCCTTTTGCTTCATCTGTTGCTAGGGTGTAGTAGTCTCTATCTCCGAATTCGTACATTCCAGCTTTCCAAACGGGAAGTTTATCATAATCTTTATTTGTGCATTCGGTTAAAATGAATGAAGTCGTTATAGGATTTTTTTCCTTTAATGTCGCGTAAAAGTCTACCTTATCCCCATTTAATCTAGTCACATGCACTCTATCGCCTGCTTTGAATTCCATTAGCATATACCTTCTTTCTTCATTTTTTGTTGGTACAATTCTAAAAGTTTATACTTCGACTTCTTGTAGTTTTTCTTGTATCTTCACGATAGTTAGACCAGCTTGAGTTAACTCTGGATTATCGTAAATCAAATGTTGTCTGTTTAACTTCAATAGTTCTGATCGCTTAACAAGTATTAAATTGTTTAAATCAAAGTTCCTTTTATTTCTGTCTGCAAAGATAATGACATGTTTATCTGGTTTTGGACCATTTGCATCTTCCCAAATCAATTCATGCTTTGGTCTCCACATTTCATTACGTGTACCTTTATCTTTTATTTTCACTAGTAGATATCCGTCTTTTCCAACTAAAGTACTTCCAATAGGTCTTGCGTTTATAGGTTCATTACCTTTCTTAAACCAACCTTTTTCAGAACCTGGTGCATGTATTCCTTTAACACCTTTATTCCAAGATTTATGCCCTTTTTTAAATTGAGTATTCAATCCATTACTTAATTTGTTCCTTCCACAAAAGGAACTTATTGTTCTTGCGCTTTTGTTAGTACCAAATTTTTCATTAAACATTTCAGACAACTTTTTAAAAGGTGTTCCTTTCACGTTATCTTTTATGAATTGAGTTTGTTCTTCAGTGTATTTGTTAGACATTATTACCACCGTCCAACATCTTAGGTAAGCTGCCGTTATCATTGAATTTTTCATCAATAAATTTTTGACTTTCTAATACTAAACTCCCGTTATCGATGATGTTTTTTGCAATGCCCATAATAGCTTTAGATCGGTTAACTTCTTCTCTTAATTCTTCGCCTTTTATATCTTCATCGCTCAACCTTTCTAATTGAGCGAATAAATGGTTATTCAAATCTCCTAATGTATTTCTCATATCCATTTCCTCCTAAATGTCAAAAATGCTAAGTTGCTTTTTAACACCTGCAACTTTTGATTTTTCAATTCGGTACTGCTTGTTTACGTATCCTTTAAATGCTATTAATTTGTGGTTATCATCAGCTATTCTGAAAATATCGACTACATCTTCATCAACTCTCCACTCGGTAATAGCACCTATGCCATTCTTTCCAACTTCAAAACATGAATTTTCATCACTAATTTTTGTAATCATTTAGACCAACTCCCACAACACTCTTGAAAAAGTAGTTGAGCATAATCACCAAATTCGGTTTTTTGTGGGTATTTTTCAATCCATGGTTTAGGTTTTGCATATTTCTCTTTATATGCTTGTGGTCTTTTTTCTTCTTCTTGTATTAAAATTCGATTCAAATTGTCTATATGGCTACCAGTGAACTTAAGGTCGTCACTTCTTAAATTATTCTTTTGAAGTTCGTCATGTGACGGAAAAACATGTATTGCCTCGTCAATATTCCAGCCGTTTAATATCCTTGATCTATAGATAACTTTTGGTACATTATGATTTTCTGCAATCGTAATATTGTCTTCATGAAATGGTTGTTTATACCTAATTGCTAACTCATTAATCATTTTCAACTACTCCTTATCTCATTAATTTTGGTCATTTAGTTTGTTTAAACTTTTTCTGTTTGAAACCAATCTTTGTTTTTCAACTGACATCGTTACTCTGATTTCATTTTCAGTGGTCATGCCGATGTATAAAATAAAGCCATATACATCGTTTTTTCTTAAAAACCACTGCAAAGCATCTGTATCGTTTATATAGTGTCCAGATCGTTTAATACTTGCTATAAACGTATGAAATTGGTCGATTAACGAACGTTTTAGCTTATAGTTTTGTTTAACTGCATCTGATAACCTAAAAATCGATTTTGTTGTCATATTTCGCACCTCATCGAATAAAGGATATGTTCTAAAATTTAGTCAAAAGGTAAATCTGTATCATCAAAATCACTGCCATTGTTGAATGGATTGTTTTGTTGGTCATATTTCGCTTTATTTTGCCCCTGTTGGACGTTTTGGCTATTTTGGGTATAGTTGTTACCCCTTTGATAACTCGTTCCATTTTGATATGAATTTGAGCCGTTTTGACTATCTTTAGGCTCTAAGAACTGAACGTTATCGCAAACAACTTCAGTGACGAATACTTTTTGTCCTTCTTTGTTGTCATAACTCCTTGTTTGAAGTCGTCCAACAACGCCTGCTAACTTACCTTTAGATAAATATTGATTAACGTTTACTGCTTGTTTTCTAAATACAATGCAATTTATGAAGTCGGCGTCTCGCTCACCATTTTGATTAGTAAATGTTCGATTGACTGCTAAAGTGAAATTGCCTACTTCAACGCCACTCGGAGTAGTTCTAAGTTCAGGGTCTTTTGTAAGGCGCCCGACAAGGGTTACAGAATTGATCATATTGTTACTACCTCCATTGGTTTATTAATTATGATTGCTGGTGTTGTTTCTCTTTTATGAATTTGTCTTGCGAGTTCACTTCTGATTAATGCTTGGTCGAAGTTACATAAACTCATGAACTTTCGAGCGTATGCTTCACTACAATTCAAACGTTGCATAATGTCTTCAACTGTTATTGGCATCATTTAATTTCCTCCTGTTAATTACTTTAGACTTCTAAATCCTTTCATTCGGTAATCGTCACCCTCCAAAGTAATGCCAGTGGTGTTAGACATTAACCGGCTAAATAATCTTTGTTGGTCTTTTGTTTTCGTTAGTTCTTTGACTGATAGATTTGTTGTTATAATGTTGTGCTTGCCTACTCTACTTTCAGCAATTTGAAATAGTTTAGACATGCCATAGTCTGTCACATTCATACCGAAGTCATCGAAAACCATTAAATCAACTTGTCCAATCGCTCTTTCTAAATCTGTTTCTGAATACTCGCTATCTTTATCAAAGGTAGATCTAAACTTCGAAATCAATTCAGTTAAATTAATAAAGAGTACTGAATAATTTTTATCTTTCACTTCTTTTAAAATCGACATAGCTAAATGAGATTTTCCTAAACCAAATGAGCCTTGTAATAAAAGCGACTGCTTATTATCTTTATCAAATGAGTTGGCATATCTTTCACAGATTACTTTTGCCTTTTCTTGGTTTTGATTTTCTGGAATGTAAGTTTCAAAAGTAGCGTTTTTAGTTTCTTCGTTCTCACTTGAAAAACTTAGAATTCTATTTATTTCTTTTTGTTTTTGACGTTGCTTGAAATTACGTGTTAACTCTTTACCGTGTTCAATCATGTCGCAGTCACAACCTAGTCTGTAGGTATAACCATTTTTAAATTGATATTCCTCATAATCTCGACCACACTTTTCACACTTTCCTTTTTCTAATAACTTAGGCTGCATTTTTTGTTCTAACTTATTTGCTAACTTTGGATTGAATAGACCATTCATTTAATCACCTCAACTATTCATATATTTAAGATACGGATTATCTTCATCAGCTATTTCTTTTGATAATTCATTTCGATAAGTGTCGAACTTATTTCCAAATAGAGTTGTCGGTCTTAGATACTCAGACATTTTAGGATCATTAATCCATTGTTCTACTTTTACGTTGATAACATGTTTGAAGTCTTCTTCTGTAAAACCTTCGTTTATTCTTGCTTTGATTAATTTTTGGGTATTCTTTGATGTGTGTTTGTATTGTTTTCCAGTCTTAC